CACAAGCTATTCGGTACGGCATCCGCCGCACAGAATATTACTGATGGCTCGGTGGATAATGACCTGTTGAGCAAACTGAAGACCAAGGGTTATGCCTACACCTTCGGCCTGTATCACACCCAAGCGGCGGCGGAATATCCCGAAGTGGCGCTGATGGCTGAGCGTTTTACCTACTACCCAGGCAGCGAGACTTGGGCAAACGTGAAGCTGAACGGCATTACTGCTGACCGCTTGCCGGAGGGTGATGTGCTGGTGGTGCAGAAAAAGAACGGCACGACCTTTGAAACCTTCGGCAGTTTCGCTATTTCGCAGGGCGGCAAGACCGCAGCGGGCGAGTGGATAGACGTTATCCGCTTCCGCGATTGGCTGAAGGCTACCATGCAGGCAGACGTTGCCTATGCCTTGATTAACGCCGGCGGCAAAGTCCCCTACACCGACAAGGGCATCCAAGTCATTGTCAACGCCATGCAGCAGAGTTTGGTGCTGGGCGTTCGGCGCGGAGGCATTGCGGAAGAGGAACTGGACGAAAACAACGCCGTTATCCCATCGTTCCGCATTACCTACCCCCGCGCATCGGAAATCAGCCCGAATCGTAAGGCATCCCGCATCTTGCAGGATATTGGCGGCTCGGCTCGCTTGGCCGGGGCGGTGCATTTGGTGGAAATCCGGTTTGCACTTTCATATAACCTATAAATAATTATATATGCTATAATCGCCCCATCTTTTCAAGTTAGGACGAGATGGGGCGATGAGCGAAAAAGAGATGGTGCTTGATGACAAGACATTGCATCAAAGGTTTTGGCGGAAGGTGTCCAAAAAAGGGGATGCAGACTGTTGGGAGTGGCAGGCAAATCTATCTGCTGGACGGTACGGCTCAATAAAGGTTGGCGGGAAGTATGGCAAAGACCTAAAAGCTCATCGTGTTGTGGCAATATGGCAAGGATGGGATATTGCTGGACGTGTTGTTATGCATGTATGTGATAACACAAAATGTGTGAATCCTGCGCATTTATTGGTTGGGACACAGTATGACAACATACAGGATATGCTCAGCAAAGGTAGGAATAACCACGCAAGCGGAGAACGCAATGTAAATGCTAGGCTTTCTAATAATTTTGTCCTAACAATTAGAAAATGTTTTGCGGAAGGGCTAACAGTATCCGAAGTTGCTGATAAATATAACTTGCCACATCTACTTATCTATAATATTGCTGTTCGAAAAACGTATAAAAATATTGGTATAGATATTGAGTACCCCATTCCAAGCAGGACAGGATACCGAAGGAAAAGTGATGTTTCGGATGATGTAACAGCTGCTGAAGTTAGAAAATATTTTAGAAAGGCTCAATCTTTTGTTCTAACAGCAGAGCATTTCGGCATTAATGTATCAAGTATCTCAAATATCGTCAGGGGGAGAGGGAAATGGGATAGGGTTATTCATGGTGAAGAGCCATTTACCGATGAAATTAGGCGAAAATCAATAAAGCAACGCAAACTTACTGATAATCAAGTTAGAGAAATTCGGAGCTCAGCAATTAGTCGCACGGAGTTAGCGAGGAAATACGGAGTTTCTACTTCTTTGATTTTTAAAGTAAGAAATAATGAAGCATATAAGTGGGTTAAGTAGAAGTTTTTTAACAAGGCTACCTGAAAATTTCAGGTAGCCTATTTACTTGGAGAATCAAAATGGCAGACGTAAAAACGTATGCAAGCGACCGCGTGGCGGTTACGTTCGGCGCACACAGCGTCAAGGGCATGACAGACGGCACGTTCGTTTCGATTGAGCAGATGGCAGACGGCATTACCAGCCAGGCAGGCGCGGACGGCGAAGTAGCCCGCTCCATGAGTGCGGACAAACGCTGCAAGGTAACCATTACCCTGCAACAAACCAGTTCGTCCAATTCTGCATTGAGTTCATTCCACGATGCGGACATTGCTTCCGGCGGCGCGATGCCGTTGCCGCTGATGATTAAAGACCTGCGCGGCGATACGCTGTTCATGGCCGGGGCGGCGTGGATTGTGAAAAAGCCCAACAGCGAATTCGGCAAAGAAGTCGGCAGCCGCGAATGGGTGTTTGAAACGGCTTCGGCCACTTACACCGTAGGGGGTAACTGATGCGCAAACCAAAAATCGTAGCCATCGGCGGCTATAAATTCGGCATTGCCCGCATGGATGCCTTTTCTGCGCTGGAAGTGTTCGGTGATTTGCAAAAAGAACTGCTTCCGGCTCTCGGCAGCCTGATGAAGCCGGAAGGCGAACAGGACGGCACCGCTCAGGCGCTGTCTGCCCTTTCAGGTAGCCTATCCGGCAAATCACTGACCAAGTGGGCAAACCGGCTACTCGACCCGGACTACATTTCGGTGGAAAACGAAGACGGCGTGTTAGAAAAACTGACTGCCGACCGCCGCGAAATGGTATTCGACAACGCGGTGGAAATTTTAGAACTGATGGTGGCCGTGATTCGGGAGAATTTCGCCGACCCTTTGATGCAATGGCTCGCCCGTTCTGGACTGGAAGCACAGCTGAAAGACAAAATCCAGTCGGCAGCTTCCGCGAAGACCTAACGGCGGAGTTTGTGATATGGCGGCCTGTGATGGCAGGCCATAT